TGGCATATGGACCTACCCAAAAGTTTTTGGCAAGATTAGAGCAGTCACCTGATTTAAATAAGGCTACTGCAATAACTTTACCAAGGATGTCTTTTGAGTTTACTGGACTTACATATGATCCTGCAAGAAAAGTAACTACTACTCAACAATTTACTGTAAAAGATCCTGATACAGGAAAAGATTCAAAGAAAGCATATCTACCTGTTCCTTATAATATGCAATTTGAACTTGCTATTATGTGTAAGTTGAATGATGATGCACTTCAAATTACAGAGCAAATATTACCATATTTCCAACCTGCATATAACGTAACTGTTAATTTAGTTTCCTCAATTAAAGAGAAAAGAGATATTCCTATTGTATTGGAAAATATTACAATGGAAGATGATTATGAAGGAGATTTTACTCAAAGAAGAGTACTTCTTTATACACTAAGATTTACTGCAAAGACATATCTATTTGGCCCTGTATCCGATGCTTCCAAGGATATTATCAAGAAGTCTACTGTCAATTACAGAGGTGGAAAGGCACTTCCTGGTCAAAGAGATGTTACATACTCTGTTGCACCTAGAGCAATTAAGAATTACACTGGTGATATTGTAACTAACTTAAGTAATGATATCTTAATAAGCGATACTATTATTGCTGTTGAAAATGCTTCTAGTATAAATGCAAGTACAAATACTACAAGAGTATACATTACTATTGGTGAAGAAGAGATGAAGGTTATTAAGAAGGATGGTAATAATCTTACTGTAGAAAGAGGTAGAGACGGTACAACTCCTGCGTCTCATCTAAGGGGTGAAGGTATTGGTTTAATTACTGATGCTGATGATGTATTAATTCCAGAAGGTGATGACTTTGGATTTGACGGGAGTACCTTCTAATGAAACAATTAGATAAGGCATTTAACATTACTCCTGTTGAAGTGTCTACTACTCCTGAAAATGGATGTTCTCCCAAGAAGGAACAACTTACTAATGTTACCAGACCTGAGAAACCTGATAGATTAACTAAAAATGATATATCTAAAGATTATGAATATACAAGAGGTAATCTTTATAGTATAATTGAAAAAGGTCAAGAGGCCATTGACGGCATTCTTGAACTTGCACAAGAAAGTGAACAACCAAGAGCATATGAAGTAGCAGGACAACTTATTAAGAGTGTGTCTGATGCGACTGATAAGTTAATGGATCTTCAGAAGAAATTAAAAGATGTAAACGAGGAAGATATTAGAAAATCACCCACAAATGTTACTAATGCATTATTTGTTGGATCTACTGCAGAACTAGCAAAAATGATCAAACAAGAAAACTTGAAAAAAGAGTAATTTCTTGCTAAAATAAATATTTCATTAGATATATAAAATGATAGAGGTTATTAGTGTCGATTAGAAATCCCTCGGATTTTTTTAAGAGAAAGAAAAATGATTCTTTGAAAGAAGAACAGGCTCAAAAAAGATTAGAGGAACAGAAATTAAACGATAAGAAAATCGACGCTCCAAAAAGGCATTTTGGTGAAGATAAGGTCGTAGAAGAACCTGCTGCAATAATTCCAGAACAAGTAAATGTTGATCCATATCTAGAAGAAATAAATTCACTTAAGTCTGATATACAATCAGTAGTAGGGTTAATTCCTGAAGAAACAGATTTAACTGAAGTTTTTAATACATTAGAAAGTTTAAAAGAAAGAATAGATAATATTGCTGACAATGCAAGTTATGATGGTGATATTGCAATACTTCGTTCTGAGATAAGAGAAGTAGAAAGAATTAAAACGGAGAAATTTGATCCATCAAATATTAATTCAAATCTTGCATCATTAAAAGAAAGAATCGAATTAGTTCGTTCTGAGATTCCTACTATCCCAGAGCC